AGGAATATATCCGTTCACTTAACGCCATCGAAGAAGCGATGGAACCATACAAGGAGCAGAAGCGCGAACTCCGCACGGAGTTCCGAGAGAACCGCTGGCTTACGACCGACGAGATTCGAGCAGCAGTAAAGGCTTATCGGCTTTTCAAGGGCAAGATTAGTATTGATGAGGTTGTAGATAATTATAATCTTCTCACAGGAGAATCTGATGATTCTTGAGTACTCGAAGGTACGAGGTAATGCCCGCACACCCGACCGCGCTAATCCATCGGATGCAGGTTTAGACTTGTTTTATTCTCCCGAAGAGGGGTGTGAAGCAGGGAGCTGGCTGAGGGCCGGCGCATCCGGTATCTTTTCGACTGGTCTTAAGTTTGGCGTCCCGCACGGATATATGCTTGAAGTAAAGAACCGGTCAGGAAACGCTGCCAAGAAGCATCTACTTGTGGGAGCTTGTGTTATCGACTCTGGCTATGACGGAGAGGTGTTTGTGAACCTCCACAACGTCGGAAGAGAACCGCAGTTTATCGCCGCTGGTATGAAGATCGCACAAGTTGTTCTGATTCCGGTTGTGCATTTCCGTGCGATTGAACGCTCCGAGGGTGGTCTATATGACTATCCGATGACGATTAGCAATAGAGGTGACGGAAGCCTAGGGAGCACCGATGACAGAAAATAGAACGCTTTATTTTGAAAATAAGTACAAATTATTTATAAGAGTGTGGCAAACTTCAGATAGTATTACCGAAGTACGCATGCGTTTGCATGATGAACATGGGTGGTTCGAGGGTATGGAGTCCCCTTGGCTCTTTCCCGTGAGAACTCTTTCTACGGCTTGTGTTCGTTCTTACGCCCGACGTTTACAGAAAAAAGGTATACAGTTGAAGCAATTGCCACACCTTGAGCGGATTCTACCCCCTCATTGGAGTGTCAATTATAAGATGCTTTCCAACTATGCACAAAAATGGGAAGACCACCAGTGAACCGCAAACAGCGCAGAACAGCCGACGCTAAACGTCGGAAGGGCGATAGCGAACAAGCGATGGAAGACAAACTAGTGATGTTTGGCCACCTTCCAGAAAGCTGTTCTGCGTGTCAGAAATCCTTTGACAAAACCAATCGAGATATGGTATTCTCTTGGAAGGTGGTAGTACGAGAACCACAAGAATCAGTCACACTATTTTGCCCAAATTGCATTAAAAAAACACAGGAGGTGTTAGATGGGACAACGAAGAATCAATAGAGGTCAACAGCGTCGAGAAGAGGTGCGCGCGCAAGCGACAGAACGCAAAGAGGTTCGCGATAAGCTAACCCCCACACAACAACTACGTGCTCTAGACTATCGACTAGGAAAGGGCGAAGGTGCTGCGAAGGAACGCTGTCGCTTGGAGGCACTCATTGATGCCGGTTAGTAGAATCTCGGAGAATGCTCTTCGCAAGCTGGTCAAAGAATCAATTGATGAGAAATCCACATGTGTTATTAAGTTTTATTCTAATGGCTGTGAATATTGTCACAATCTTCAGGATTATTACGAAGAGATCTCAGACGCCTATAAGGAGGAGAACATTCATTTTTTCGCTTTCAATGTAGAGGATGCAACGGATTTGGATAGTCTTATCAAAATCAACGGAGTGCCATCAATCGCGGCTGTATCGACGGGTGGCATCCATTCCCGTATTCGCATTTTGGAAGACCCAGATCCACCAAATAAGCACACTTGGTATTTTTCAAAAGATATTAAGAGCTTTATTGATAGAGAGAAATAATGAACTTAACTTTTTCTTATGATGATGTGCTCCTGATGCCTCAATATTCAGATATTGTCTCACGTTCTGAAATTGATATATCGGTAGACTTGGGTAAAGACATTACTCTAGAGATGCCTATTATTTCTTCTCCGATGGATACCGTTTCGGGTCATCGAATGGCGCTGGTTATGGCAGAGTGCGGTGGAACCAGCGTCCTGCATCGTTATAACACCATTGGGGATCAACGCGCCGAGTTAGCAGAATTTATTTTAAGCACCAACAGTTCTGATCTTCTTGGTGCTGCGATTGGTATCAGTGGAGACTATTTAGAGCGCGCAAAAACACTATACAATGCGGGTGCTGGCTTCCTGTGTGTAGATGTAGCACACGGTCACCACATTCTGGTCAAGCGAGCGCTCCACGCGCTCCGAGAAGAATTCGGTGACTCAATCCACATCATGGCGGGCAACGTTGCAACGCTTGAGGGGGTTAACGACCTCGCGGATTGGGGCGCAGATAGTGTGCGCTGCAACATTGGTGGTGGTTCTATTTGTTCCACACGGATTCAGACTGGCCACGGGGTACCTGGCCTTCAAACAATCTTTGAATGCGCGAAAACCGACCGAGACGTAAAGATTATCGCAGACGGTGGCATTAAGAACTCTGGCGATATGGTTAAAGCACTAGCCGCAGGAGCGGACGCAGTGATGATCGGCTCTCTGTTATCAGGCACAGAAGAAACACCAGGCGAAACCTTTAACGATCCCGATGGTCGGCGCTGGAAGTCCTATCGAGGAATGGCTAGCAAGGAAGCACAGATTGAGTGGCGCGGCCAGTATTCGTCTTTCGAGGGTGTCGCAACCCGTGTCCCCTATTGCGGTTCTGCCAAAGTCATCCTTGAAGACTTGGGTCGCGGCATTCGCTCAGGTTTATCTTACTCCGGCGCAAGAACACTCGCCGAACTGCAAGCTAAGGCGCAGTTTGTAAGGCAGACTACATCAGGGTTGTCGGAGAGTAGAACACATATCCTATCGAGGAAGTGGTAATGAGCGACGAAAACGAAATAGATTATGGTAAACTTAATAAGCGCGTTGTTTTCACAGAGAATGAACACCGACACGCTAAGTTTATTCTGAAATATAAGGAAGATGGATTTAAACAATCACACTTCTTCCGCGCGGTCATCACTGCTTACATTGAGGATGACCCGACGTTCAGGCAGTTTGTCGAAACTATAAAACCCACGCCAAAACGCACGCGCAAGAAAGACAAGAAATTGAGAGAAGAAGGCGAACAACTAATAAGCGATTTAGGATTGAATGAGGGTGATATAGATAACATCTTCGACCTGATCGAGAAGGAACACCCAGACCTATGAAAAACTTCGACGGCTTAACACAATGTGCGCGAGAATGTATGGAAGGTAAAGTTTGTAAAGTGAAAGATTGTAGAATGTGGGTAGACTATAAAGATGATAAAAATTGTACACTGATTGCTATATATAACAACGATCAAAAGCCAATGACTCTCAGACAAATAGCTGAGCGCTTGAGTATTTCCTTCGCGAGAGTAAAACAGATAGAAACCAAGGCGTTTTCTAAACTCAAGAAACACCTAGGTGAAAAACCTTATTAGTTTTAGGCGTCTTCGGCATTCAGATACTATTTATTGTTGAGTTTGTGTAAACAAATAAGGAGATTTTATAATGGCTCGTAAGACTTTGTTAACAGAGGGCGAACTTCGGCGCTTCATGAAGCTCGCTGAATTGCGCCCCGTAGGGGAAAAGAGAATCGAAGAGATGTACGGCGTTCCCGGCGCGCGTGATCTTGGAGAAGATGAAGATGAACTTCATGCTACTGAAGATGAGCTTGGCGACATGGATGCCGAAGCTGACCAGGAGGGCGACGAACTCGGCGACCTCGAAGGCGAGTTGGGTGCTGCCGAAGACGAGCTAGGCGCCGAAGACGAGCTAGGCGATGAGCCACCACTCGATCCTGAAGCTCAAGCAGTTCTAGCCAGGGGAATTCAAGCCATGGCAGATGCTATGGGTATGGGTGATCTTGTTACTGTTGATGTTGAGCCTGAAGCCGGAGAAGTTGAAGATGTTGTTGATATGACCGATGTTGAGTTAGACGAGCCCATCGAGCCTGCTGGCGAAGAAGGAGGTGAGTTGGAATTCGATATGGGCCCAGAAGAAGAAGAAGAAGAAGACCCAGAGGCCGCTATAGTCGCTGAAGTCTCCCGTCGCGTAGCCGCACGCCTTCAAAGAGAAAGCCGCCAAGCAGAGGTCGTTGACCAGCTTGCCGAGCGTATTATGAAAAGATTAACAAAGTAGTTGACAAAGTAACGCGAGAGTGTTAAAATATAACCATCGACCTATAAGTCGGTGGTTATTTTTTTGGATTGATATATGACTTATGTGACTATGTTCTTGATGTACGTGTTTGGGTATGTAACTTGCAAGACCTTTTATTATTTAAAAGCTTCTCGTCTTGGAGTAACCCTCATTCAGACCGCTAATGTGTTTAGTTTGTTCCTCCTTACGAGAGCGCTAGAGAACTATGAAATATCTCGCGCGCTATGCCTTAACGACCTTAAACAAAAAAACCTATCAAAGAAGAACCTTGAGGTATACGAAACCAATCTTCAGACAGAAGTCGACAATTTTAAAAGAAAGTCGATTATATCATTAATAG